AGAGAAAAGCATTTGTAGAGGCTATCAAACAAGAGGGAGAGTTAAAATTTGGAGGTATAGAAGGTCAGATAGACCCGAACAGGTACGACCAATTAGCAGCAAAATTTAAGGACTTAACACAAACCACTTTAGAGTGGATAAACGGGTTAAAAATACTGAATTTTACGCTAGATATATTAACTAATACCAGTTACGGCTTAGCCGGGGCTCTTGTTTTATTTGGAAGTACTATAGGTAAGCAGGTTATTGGATGGCTGTATGGTATGGCTACCGCCGCCAGCATAGCCGCTGTAAAATCCAAAGAGTTAGCAGCGGAGCAAATGAAAGAAGCCGCATCTGCTTTAGCAGTGAATCGTACAAAAATAGCGGGAGCAGCCAAAGAGCTAGCAGAGGCTAGAAACTTAACAAGTAAGACTCCAAAAGGTTTCGCTAATAATATAGACGACATGGAAGCTGGAAGGGCTTCAGCAGAGCAATATAAGGAATCTATAAATTCTCTAGAGAGGTCTAATAGAAGCTATGAAGCATCTGTAAAAAGATTAAAAGCTAGTACGGAAGCGAACACTGAAGCCACTAAAGCAGCAATAGCTGCTAAAAATGAGGAAATAGCTGCTAACCAAATTAGAATAGCTGCAACTAGAGATATGCAGTCCGCACAAGAGACAGCGGCCAAGTCTGAATTACAGAACAGATCAAGTCTACTACAAGCACAACACACCAGACTCAACTCTATTCGAACAGAGTCAGCAGCTATTGCTTTAAATCAGGCCTCTCAATTTAAATTATCAGAAACAGTACAGCAAGTATCAAAAAGTACTAAGGCATATTATCTAGAACAACAAAAATTAAGGGCTTCTCAGGTTGCCGCTGCCGCGGCTGCAGGTACAGCTGCTCCAGCTTTTATGGGACTAAAAGCTGCTTGGGACAGCGCAAAAACAGCTGGATATGGTTTGATTCTAACTACAAAAGCAGTAGGAGCTACTATAATATCGGCTTTACCTTGGATAGGCATAATAATGATGCTAGTATCCGCAGTAGAAATGCTATATGACAAGTTCTTTGTAAGTGAGGCAGAAAAAAAGAAAAAAGCCGCTTATGAAGAATTAGGGCAAGTACTGGATTCTTTAAAAGGTAAGATAGAAGAATTAAATAGAGTACAAGAGTCACAGACAGCAATTAGTGCAAGATCTATACAGGCTTTGTTAATACAGTCAAATGCTGCAGCAGAGCTAGCAGAAGCCTACTTAAAAGTATCCGAAGCTTCTGTAGTGGCTTCAATTAATGAGTCAAAAGCCGCAGAAGAAAGAAAGTTATTAGCAAATTCTTACGGTTTAGGAGCTACTGGAGACAGAGCCTTAGGTGCTATGAAAGCACAGCAAGAAGAAGCGATAAAGATACGAAAAGATTTTGCTGATTCTGTAAACGCATCAATGGATTCTAAAGCAGTTCAGTTCATGCTACCTACTGCGGAAACTTCTGGTATTTTATTTTGGAAAGACTATACTGAAGAAACAAAACAAACCACAAAAGCTCTGTCCGATCTAGAAAAGTTAAGCCCGTCGTTAGCGGATAAATTTTACTCTCTGGCAAAAAGTACAGATACGCAGGCACAGAAAACTGCCCTGCTAAATAAGATAATGGAAGCGGCGAAGAACGGGTTCGGACCTTTAGGAAGAGCTGTTGAAAACTTTAAGTCAATCTTACAATCTACCGAAGAAGCACAAACTGATTTAATGAGATCGCTGAAACCTTCTACCTCTTTTGATGCCGTTGTCGATAATTTCAATGCGCTAATAAAGAGCACTAGAGAGCTAGAAAAAGCCATGAATGATGGGGATATATCTAGCAAGGATTTTGTAGCTACATTTGAGCAGTTAATGACTGCTATAGGACCAAATACTCGCAAGGTATTAGATATAGATACTCAAGGTACCTTACAAGTACTAGAAGACGTAGATGCTAGAATACAGTTGATACAATCAAAAAGGGCTGAGTTAGTAGCAGATGGTGCGGCTAAAAATAAAGAAGCGATTAATAATATTGATAAAGAGCTAAACGGACAAAAAAATATAGTAGGATTACTAACGCAAAGATCTAATTTAGAGGCTCAACTAGTAAAGCCCATAAAAGAAGGGTTAGAGGCATATAGAGATCAAGCCGCGACAGCTCAGATCCTAACTATAACTTCTCAGTCTTTAGTGACTCTTGCTCAGGCTAGGCTCTCATTAATACAAAGACAGGGGACCGTTACTGGCGAAGATGTTAAAAGGCAGATGAGAGCACATAATGCTGTAATAGCCGCACAACAGCAAGAACAAAAAATAAAGTTAAGCTTCATAGAAATTGATATAAATAAAAACAAGCTATTAATGCAGAATATAGAGGCACAATTAAGACTCTTAAAGGTATTAAAAGACCAGGAAGAAGTAACTAAAAAACAGCAGCTCCTAGAAAAAATGAGAACGCTAGAAGCTGAGAAAAAACAAAATACTCCTGAATATAGAGAAGCCGCTTCACAGTATAACTATATAAATACTCCTTCAGCCGCTAGAAAAAGCGAGGAAGAGCTTCAAAGTAGTTTAAGAGATTTACAGAGATCAAATGATGTAAATGAAGCGGCCGCCGCCTCTATTCGTACCTCTATGGCCGCCTTAGGAATGTCCGCATATTCTTCGGAAGAAATAAATACAGCGGCGGCAAAACAAGATATTGCTAATATGCGCGAAGCTTATGGATACGGTAAGGAAATATTAGATCTTGTTAGAAGCAGAGCCCAAGTAGAGACCAAATTAGCGGAATCTATGGAAATGGGCCTTAATACTCTACAAAACGAGATAAATGCCATAAAAGCAAATGCAGCAGCAAGAAGAGCACAACTACAGACTGAATATAGGTTCAAGAAAAAAGAATTAGAGTTAGATATAGCACTAGCAGCTAGTAGAGGGCTGCAAAACCAAGTAGCATACTATAATAATATTCTTACTCTGACAACAGAAAAATTCAATGTAGAAACAGATAACTTAGAGACACTAGAAAGAGAAGAGATACTAAGTAAAGTACTGATAACCAGCACAGAAGACTATTACGGTAGATTACAGGAAGTAGCTAATATCAAACAGAAGATAACTGAAGCCACTATACAGGAAATGGAGGCTCAGTCTCGCTTAAATGAGGCTACTTTTGATCTAGAGGTCTTAAAAAGAGGCATAACAGACAGAGATGCGATTCAACAACTAAAATCAATAAAAGAAGCCGAGGATAATCTAGCACGTGTACGAGCTGAAGCAGATATCAAGAAACAACTAATTTTCTTAGAGTTCGAACTCCTAAAAGCAAAAAGAGCGCAGACTTTAGCGGATCTAAGTATCGCCAAGTTAGAACTAGAGAAGCAGAGAGAAGGTTTAGTAAAGAAGAAGCAGGAAGCGGCACTCGACCTAAAAAGAGCAAAAGAAGAAGAAGCAAGACTAGCAGAACAAAGAGCAAAGAAAAATGCATCTGGTAGCTTAGACAGTGCCGGAGGCATAGTAGTTACTGCCGCAGAAAAAGCATCAGGAGAAAGGGTACGATTAGCTGAAGAAACTCTATCTGCTATAACAAGACAGTCAAATAATATAGATACACAATTAACCAATATGGAGAATATCACTACTTATTGGAGTAATGTTACAGATGAAACTTTTGATAGAGCCTCAAAATCTCTGACTAGAGCACTAGAGCTAGGAGGAGACGAAGCGGCCAAAAGATTACAAATAGCCCTAACAGATGGGCCTATGGTACAAAACGGATTCTCTTCGCTACTAGAAAATATGAAAGCTCGACAAGAGGTAAGAGAGAAGAAAAAGAGATCCGAAACTTCTGTACTAGATGTTTCTAGAACTGTTCTTGAGGAAATGAATGTCTATATTGAGGGTATAAAGTCAAATTTAGAGGCTTTAGGTCCAGAAGGAGAGATAGTTCTAGCTGCCGTTTCCGCAGCTCAATCAATAGGCTCAGCCTTTGTAGACGCATTCAAGGTGATGGGAGACGCTAGTGCAACTAGTAACCAAAAAACAGTAGCAGGACTACAGGCTGTTTCGGCAGTTATAGCTGGGGTATCCAGTATATTACAAGCCACTAGCAACGCTAAAATAGCAAATATAGATAAAGAAATAGCAGCGGAAGAAAAGAGAGACGGAAAATCTGCAGCAAGCGTGGAAAAGATAAAGGCGATGGAAAAGAAGAAAGATCAAATCGCTAGAAAATCTTTCAATGTTCAAAAGAAACTAATGATGGCACAAGCTGTAGTTAGTACTGCTGCTGCTATAGCCATGGCTATAGGTCAGTTAGGTCCTATTGCCGGGCCTATTATGGCAGGCGTTATGGCTGCTATGGGTGCAGCTCAGATTGCTATTATTGCAGGTACTCAATATGAAAGCGCCTTAAGTAACAATAAGGTAGAAATGCCTTCCACCTTATCTATAGGTAAGAGAGATAATGCAGTAGATTTAGCTAAAGGTCCAAATGCTAACGCAGGCGGAGAAGTGGCTTATCTAAGAGGCTCAGAAGGTACAGGCAATAATGCATCAAACTATCGTACAGTTGGTTCCGCTTATGGTGGTGATCTAACACGAGGTTACGGTAATCGCGGCTTCGTAGTAGGTGAAAAGGGTCCGGAAGTTATCAATCCAGATACTCCAATAACCGTAACTCCTGCCAACGAAGTACAGGGTGGCCAGCCATTAAACGCTACCTTCAACATTCAAGCACTTGATGCTTCTGGTGTTCAGGATATTCTTGTAAGTCAGAAGGGCAACATCATTAAAATGTTAAGAGATGCCGCAAATGCAAGCGGTCAGAGGTTCATGGAAGACGTTAACGTTAACGTGTACACCAGACCGAATGTAGGTAAGCTATAATGCCAACTTTTACAGACTATACTGATATTCTGCCAGATCCTATTAATAAGATAGGTACTGCTGGAAATACTGATGCGGCCGGTAATGCAGGTCCTGGATTCGCTAAAGTTAAATTTAGCTCCAATAATCAGGTCCAAGTTACTCGTACAATCAGCGGGAGAGGTGTAACAGCCTCTCCCGGCTACCATACGTGGGAGTTTAGTATAAACTATAATCCACTAACTAGATCAGAATTCGAACCTGTAGCGACCTTCTTGGAATCTAGGAGAGGCAGGCTATATCCGTTTTATGTTGTATTACCACAGCATGCTGCACCACAAAATAGTTCTTTTGCTACTTGGTGTGCGGCTAATCTTAGTGGCGTAACAGTATCTGGTGCTCATGCAGCAGGATCCTCTACTCTACTAATATCTGTAGGTGCTGCAACGGGCGAGCCAAGCCCTGGAGATTTCATTACTATCACGGACAGCGCGGATGTTAACCATAAGAAAGCTTACAAGATAGTAAGAGTAGAAACAAACAGTACCTATAAAACAGGTACTACACAACCAACGACAATCCAGAGAAGGCTCCATCTAGTACCCCCACTTACTAGAGCTACTTCTACGGGTTCTGTAGTTAATTTTATTAACCCTAAATTCAGGGTTATACAAAAAGGAGATACGATAGAGTACGATCTAGATACAGATAATCTATATCAGTTCTCTCTCAATTTGGAAGAAATATTACCATGAGCATAACAGAAAGACCAGTTAGCGCAGCCCTAAAGAGCCTATTAGTAAACAATGAGCCTCTTCAGTATGCTCATTTGGTAAAATTTGAACGTCCATCAAGACCAGACAGCTTGTCTGGTCTTGTATCCACTGCCAAGCAGAGATACACTTATCTAACAGACGCTAGTATAAACGTAGATTTCGACGACGGCAGTACCGACTTACAGGGTGTAGCCAATGGAACTCAAACTTACTTAGCTAATAAGGTAATTAGCGTAGGTACTATACAAGAGACAACAAAAGCAACAACCTCTAACACTACCTTAGTATTAGATGGCAATAGTTTAGGCGCATCTATAACGGGTGTAGCCAACATCACCGCTCCCTCGGCGGGATTCTGGGATCTAGCATTTCAGGCTCCAGTAACTGTTGACGACATTCTTGGGCAAGGCTTTAGAGAGGGCGACAAGGTAACTATAAATGGTATACCTGTTAACATTCACTCTTTCAGAGCCAACCAAACTGTACGAGTATCTAAAATAGATAATAATCTATCGACAGGTACTGGTGCTTCCGTGGTTATGAAACTAGCCTCGGAAGAAATTATTAGTATACTACTTAATAAGAACGCTACGGATTATTCTTCCTTCATAAATAGAGAAGTATATATCTATAGAGGCTACTTTAAAGATGGCGTAATAGTAGGCGCCCCGATACTTATATTTAAGGGTATCATATACAGCGTTAACTTTGAAGATTCCGAAGGAGGTATTAAAGTAAGCTGGGGTCTGACTAGCCACTGGGGCGATTTCGCTCAGGTAAGAGGAAGAGTTACTTCCGACTCCTCACACAGGGCTTTAGATGAAAATGGAATCCCACAGCCTGCCTCGGCATTAAAGCCTTCATATGCATACGATAAAGGATTCAACCACTCCGAGATAGCCATAAACACCTTAGCTACTTATACAGTACAAGTAGAAAAAATGGATGTAAAGTCCAAGAAAGGGTTCTTAGGGATCGGAGCCGGCGTTAAAACAAAGAAATATTTCGTTCCAGAAGATAGACACACTAACCTAGACTTTGAGTTTAATGCAAAGTCAATTCCAATCGTATATGGAGTAAGAATGGTAGAGGGTATAGGCATCTTTGCCGATACTCTAAATACAGATAGCTCCACCGTTTACCTAGCTACTGTACTAAGTGAAGGGGAAATAGGTGGAATATACGACGTAATAATTGATGGAAATAGTCTAATTTGTAATGATAAGGCAGACTATGATGCTAGAAGCACTCAGACGGAAGATCAAACCGTACAACTAGTTTGTAGGGGCCGTGCGGATAGAGGAGATGTACTACAGGGACAATCCCTAGTAGGGGCACCAGCTAATTTCTATGACACTTCTGGGGAAGCCCTATCAATTGTAGGGTTCATGGTCAACTTCTTAGAGGAGTGGAGATATAGAATCTGGGGAGGAGAAGAAGCTTACAACCCCGTACTTGAGCAGTATGGTACAACAGGACTACTAGACGGAGATACTTTAGTTCTAACCTCTCCTCAAGAAATTTCTCTTGAATTCTATTCAGGTAAGTCGGGACAGAAAGCTTCTTCGCAACTATCAACTTTAGCTTATAACAAGAGCTTTAAGATTCAAAATAACTATTGGACAGGCTCTGATACCGCGGAGTACTGGGGCCCTAACCACCGACTATTGGACACAGCCTATGTAGTAGGTAAGTTTAAGATAGCGGAAGGCGAAACAACAATCCCAGAAATAAAATACGTAATAAAAGGAAAGGTCATAGAGTGCTATAACTATGACTATAGCTTTAGTCATGATGTAAAGTCAACTTCAGAAAGCGCAGCTAATTTCGCACTAGGAGGAACTGTTACATTATATAGAAGCGATACCAATGCTATTATTAACTCTGGTGTACAGATAATAGATAAGTGGTCCTTCACTAATCCAGACGGCACTGAAAACGTAAGATTTAGATTTAGTTCTCCTCCGGCACTAATATATGATACTAACGGGATTCCTTTAATAACTAAGTTCTATATGAAGGATGCGTCCAACAATACTTGGACCATGATAACCCATAATTATAGTTATCTATCAGGTACTGTGCCAGGGCCGATCTCTTCTCCAATAGCTTCAGTTACTAACTCCAATGGTAATGTAGGTTTTACATTTACGTCTAACTCTCTAATGACTATAGAGGGAGACCCAATAGATACCTCTCCCAAGTTCCAGATAATGACCTCTAGCTATGACTACTTAAGTAGTGGTAATCTCTTTAGAGGAACCATTATGTCAGGTACAGTGACTGCTACGAGTTTTGTTAGTGGATATCCTTACTCTGTATATGGAGCCGAAGCTCTAGCGTTATATTCCGGTAAATACCTAGTATCTAAAAATACTATTCGTTTACCTGCAACCGCATCTTCTACTGCCGATTTCTATGTCGGAAGTATGATAGAGGTAACTAGATATAATTCTGCAACAGGGAAAAGTTTAGTACAGTATGCGGAAATAGTCGGATATGATGGTACTAATAAGATAGCTACTATTGATACTATCTGGGATTTTATACCTAATAATACAGATACTGTAAGGGTATATCCAAAATATGCTGACTCAAGAGTAAGTATTAATCCGGTTATACAGCTACTAGACTATGTTACTTCAAAGACATACGGCAGGGGCCTTAGTATCACCAAAGATCTGGATCTTCCTTCTTGGACAGAGACAGCCAGAAAATGCGATACAGGCTCAAACGTTACCGTGCTCTCAACTACAGATGCTAGCACAGTCGCGGTCGGAGCCGTCTATAGATTATTAGGTGGATTAGATGGTGCCACTATAGTATGGCAAGGTAAGGTAGTAAAAACATTTAGTTCTGGAACTAAGTATTATATTGAATTTACAGAGTGTTTTGGAAAAGTAAGTAACAAATGGAACGATTGGAAAGTATGGGAGGCTGGCGACGTACTATATACCAACTCTAGCGCTTTTTATAGAGTAACTGAAAGAGGTACGGTTGCCGGGTTCCCTTCCGTTAATGCTACCCCTATATCTTCTCTAGTACTTGATAGAGTCTCAGGCGTTGGTCCAGCCACTTTATCTATGGACCTTACCCAAGGTAACTTTGTTCAGTCGTTAAAGAATGGAGCAAAGATTTCTGGTTATTCATTATATGATGCCGACGATATTAATTACTGGAAACTAGCAGGCTGGGAAGAGCACTCTCAGCGTTATGTAACTAAGAATCAAAGTAATCTAGTAGTAGATACAAATTCTCCTCTGTTTGATAATATCAATAGCTTCTTAGAGCACTTCAATGGTATTCTAAGATATACAGCAGGTAAGTACTACTTAGATATAGAAGAAGTAGCTGGTACAATACTAAGTACTGATATTAGAACCATAACATCTGATGATATTATAGGCAAGATTCAGTTGACAGACGAAGGAGCTAGGTCTGCTTTTAACTCGCTAACTGCGGCTTTCGCAGATCCGGCAAATAAGTTCGAAGCTAGAAGTGTTAGCTTCTTTAACTCTGAATACTTAAAGGCAGATAGAAATGTACCTAAAAAAGGAAACTTATCTATTCCAGGTATCACCAATTACTATAATACTAGATTGTTAGCAGATAGTTTTCTTAATAAATCTCGATACGGCCTGACAATCAATATGACAATCAGAACTCACGGTATACTTCTGCTTGCGGGAACAGTAGTCCAGGTAATATATCCTAGATACGACTGGGGTTCTCCTGGAAAGAAGTTCCGTATTGAAAGTATTACTTATCAACCGGATGGAATGGCTGATATTGTAGCAAAAGAATACGACGACAGTTTTTACGGACTAACTAACATTAGAGTAGCCTCTGGTACAGGAGCAACCATAGTACCGGGTGTTGTAGATATGCCTACAACTAACAATCCGTATAATCTTACCGCTACGCAAAATAAATATAATCAAATCGTTCTACAATGGGATCCAGGTGCTAATGCTAGCCCCTCTAGCTACACTGAGATTTGGAGGTCTAATGACTCTAATTGGGCTAATGCATCTATTATAGCTTTGGTACCTGTAGTCCCTGGTACCATCAATGAATACGTGGACCCAATAGCTCCACAGATTTCTAGTGGTACTTATATCTCTAGGTATTACTGGGTAAGAAGGAAAGTAGTAAATTAAATGACAGTATTTTACTCAGAATATTTTCCGCTTTCAACTGCTCCAGGTGTGGAGGGCAGGTCTCAAATAGACCTGACCTCTACAACTTTCGCAGATCTATTTGCACAGGCGGCAAACTATAACGGAGCAACAACCTACACAAAAGGAACTCTAGTATACGATCAAAACTCTATATGGGTATATATCAATAGTCTTCCTACTGCGGGTAATCCGCCCCCAACATTACCTACAGTATCAAACGCATATTGGGAACTAGTAGGCACTACTGCTACAAATACTTTCGTCTGGATAGCCTATGCTAACAGTAGTGATGGTATAACTTTTACAGATTTTACTACTGGTGACTCTACTACTGGCGGAATAGTCAGACGCTGGATGGGTGTAGCTGTAAATAAGACTTCCGCAGTAGAAAGTACGGTAGCCGCAGATTATTCTTGGACTAAAATAGTTGGTAGTGATGGTGCGCCGGGTGCTTCTGGTACGTCCCCTATTTTCGCCTATGTATCTAGAGATAATATCGTAATCCCTACTGATACAAATGGAAATAATCCAATACTTCTAAACTCAGGCACTAATATATGGGTTTATGAGGGATCTTCGCCACTTAACTACGATGCTGTAGGTACTACTAATGGCACCTGGAGAGTCGGTAGCACAGCCATTTCACCTGCAGGAGGTATTACACTAGGTTCTATCTCTGATTCTGGTTCAAATGCTACAGCAGCAGATATTACTGCAATGTCTCAAGACGCTGTAACAGTGACGTATAATATAGTAGGTAAGTCTACTACTGGAGTAGACTTCTCTATTTCAAAAAGCGTAAATTATACGAAAAATAAAGGAGCCGTACTAGATACAACTCCACCGGCACAGATAACTTTTCCTGCTGCCCCACCTCCACTGACGTCTTCAGTAGTTGTAAGTACGGCGGGAGACGTATATGCCACTCTAACAGCAACCTGGAATGCTAGTGCAGCTATTGATCTTTCCTATTATGAAGTAGGCATTAAAGAAGGAACTTCAGATTCTTACATATACAATAGAACTACGGAGACTACCTACCTATGGACTAACCTGAAGCCAAATGTAACCTACTATGTAAAAGTAAGGGCTGTAGATAAAAACGATAACTACGGTACTTATTCAACAGAAGCTAGCTTACTAACAGCCAAGGACAATGCTGCGCCCTCGGCCCCAACTAATGTTTCGGCAATAGCTACATTCAAAAATGTGTTTCTAAGCTGGACAAATCCCAGCGACTCCGACCTAGATTCTGTGGAGGTCTATAGAAATACAGTAAATAACAGCGGAACTGCTGTTAAGATTGCAACTGTACCTGTTTCTCCTTCTTCCCCGGGAGCTTTTGCGGACTCTTCAATAAGTAATGGGACGCTCTATTATTATTGGTTAAAAGCCTCAGATACTTCTGGCAATGTCTCAGCCTCTTTCTCTAACTTAACGACGTCCAATCTAACGTCAGTCATTATAGCAGGAACCTCAGGTCAGTTTACCTGTGCATCAACTAGCTTAAAGATAGGACAGGTTGTAATTATAAGTGGTACATTTGGCGGGACCGGCTCTATTACTGGCTACACCAATCCTACTACATATGTAATATCAGCTACCAATGGAAGCACCACATTTACTCTAGTTAAAGCAGATGGAACCACACTAACAACTACAGCAGGTACTCCAACAGGACTTACTTATGTAAAACATGAGTCAGCTGCAGTACCGGCAGCAATAGGTGCTACAGATATAGTAGCAGGTAGTATTACAGCAGATAGAATAAGAGCAGGAGCTATAACCGCGGACTTAATCGCAGTTCCAGCTGCTGGAAATTATTTAAATCCAAATATCCAGGTTGGAAGCACTACTGGCGTAACTATTGGTAATCCTATAGGAATTATAGAAAATAATGCTTCGGCAACAACTATATCTCCTGGTAAGATAAAGATAGGTACTAATACGCTATCTAGTTGGATAACTGGTACGGACTCTACCGAAATAAACGGAGGCAAAATAGCCGCCAATACAATCAGCGCTAATAAGGTAAGTATAGGCCTACGCGGCGTAGATATATCAGGTATTACTTTTGTCTGCTCAGTCGACTCTAATGCGGCCTCACTCAATATAGCTGTATGGACTAGTGGCGGGACTATAACGTATACTAATAACTCTGGTAATGTAGTAACGCAAACAAATGTACCTGGCGGATCCGTTACACAGGCACCAGGAGGCATACAGTATATTTACTGGCCTAAGCCACCAGAAGGTACTATAACCGCTACATATTCTGGAACTACAATAACTTTAACCTATCCTACACAAGATGTAGCTCCTTATATTGCAGGAGAGAAAATAGTAGTAAGCGGAATAACTGCTACTACAAATGCACCTAACGGCACATTTACAGTAGTAAGTTCAACTACTACTCAAACCGTGTATAATGTTGCTGCAGCTCCAACAGGAACTCTAGGCGGTACTATAGTAGTAGGCTCAGGTATATCAAGTAGTTCAGCTACTGGTACAGCCAATAGAGTAAATACTATTGTTCTAGGTACTTATGCTGGCGGTTTCGATTTAGTATTAAACTACGGACGTACCCTTATAGATGGAAGCCAGATAACTACTGGAACTGTGAATGCAGATAGATTGAAAGCTAACAGTGCTATTGTTAACTTAATTCAAGTAGGCGGATCAAACTTTACTATAAATGGTGCTGCTCAGGGCGCTGGAAAAGGTACTTTAACTGTAAGCAATGGGACAGTAGACCTATTAAGAATGGGATACTTAGATTCCTCAACAGTGGGTTTCCAGTTAAAGAACTCCTCTAATGAAGTACTTATTTCTTCAACTACAAGTTTATCTTCAATATCTAATTCCAGCATATCTATAGCTGCTAATGGTACGTTATCGGGAGGAGGTGGAGGTCAGGTTACAATAGCTGGTCTAGGCTATACTGGCGCTCTCGATGCTACAAAAGGTGCAGTAATCGGGTCAAACCTAACAGGCACTTTTACAGAAGCAGAATTCAACGCTAGATTTAATACTGGAATCATCGGAGGTACTTATATAAAAAATGCTTCCATTGATACTGCACAAATTAAAGACGCAGCTATTAACTCTGCAAAGATCAATAATTTAGCAGTAACCAATGCTAAGATCGATAACCTTACTATCGGTACAGAAAAGATCCAAGAACTAGCGATCACTAAGATAGCGCTAGCCCAGCTAACTAGTACAGTGAATATTAATAATGGCACCACAGTTACTATAATGACAACTAGCTTCACTAAAACACTAGCAGCATCGCTAATAAAGCTAGAAGCATCATTAAAGTTCGAAGTGACGACAGGAGACAAAGACATACGTGGAGTCATTCGCATGGAAGGTGGTGGTACCTTAACCTACGTTGGTCCAGGGGGAGGCAGATACAACTCAGCAGGAACCTATCTAGGCGAGTGCGACCCTAAAGGTGGTGGGTGTCCTGGTGACTACGAAATGTCAGGCGCTTTTAGCAAGACCTGGCCACTAAGAGTCGATGGAGCTGGTGGCGGTGTTCTATATATTCCGCTGTCTTTCATACTTTATGCTCAGAGTGTTCCGGCGTCTACTTCCTCTTATTCGATATCATTTCAGATGGAAGGAGGAGCCGACTATGTAAGTATAATGCCCGAATCCAGCTTTACTGTTAGAGAAGAAAAGAGGTAATATGTATAAATATTTTGTAGCATACATAGCCAATACTGGCTTAATTACTAAAAAGGGAATCATACCTAATGACGAGTCAGTAGAGCTCCAAGCAGGTCTAGGAGAAGCTACCTTGGAAATCACCGAGGAGAAATATAAAACCGTAGACTCTAGCCAGGAATATGTGGCAAATGGAGAGTTCTTACCAAGAGAAATCTCTCCTATTACACAGACCGGACCTCTTTCTTTTAGTAATATTCCTTATCAAGTTCCTGCTAAGGCATTTGTGACAATAGAGGGTACGAAGTATGAAATAACTGAAGACCATCTTGACTTGGAAATAACTTTCCCGGGAACTTATATAGTACTGTTTGAAAGTTTCCCATATAAAGAAAGACGATTCGTAGTAGAGATAACATGAAGATAGTACACACAGCCGACTATAGGCAAAAGAGAAAAGAAGAATACCCTAGTATAGAAGAACAGCTAGATCTTTTATACCATGGTGGATACGATGTTTGGAAACAAACAATAGAAGAAATAAAACAAAAGTACCCAAAACAGACATAAAAATAGCCCCGCTAGATCGCTCTAGCGGGGCTTTTTTGTTACTTAATCGGACAGGCTCCGGTAGCACAATCATCTTGTACTAACTCGTCAAAGCTCTCCGTATTGTTTAAGTCTACTGGCAGCAGTGTAGAAACATACTTATCATAGATTTCTTTCGTTACCACTTCCTGCGGTAGATATAGATACCCAAGATCCTTGGCCGTCTTAGTCGGATCGTTTCTATATAGGAAGCTAACGCCTACATAACTATCCCAATTTGCTAGTAGCCACTCAATAATATCATGTACCTCGGACGGGTCATAGCTAATTGTAACAGAAGTATTCTGCTGTGTCCAACTTGTTTGAAGCAGCTTATAGCGCTCTAGCTGGGTGATAGCGGATTCAATATTTACATCCATACCATTTACACGGTCGAATGGAACATCTTCATACGCAACGGGGAATGTAACAAGCACACCGTCTGGGTCAGTAGGATGATTTACCACGGTATACTTAGCTGCACGAAGCTTATCAATAATAGGATCATGCTTACTGAAAGTTACGTTGTTGAAGATATACTTACCTAGAGGCTTATGCACGCCCTCGGTGGTATCCATGATCTTAGACAGTGTACCGCTTGGTTTAACGCAAGTAACGTTCTTCGGATATGGAAGACCTAGATCCTCGGCCATAGAAACAGCACTAGCAGTCGCTGTACGAGCTAGATATGCATAGTCATACGAAGTCATGTCCGGGCGCTTAACAATACCCGTTAACCCTACTCCGCAGAGACGTAGGAAGTAGTTGTTAAGGTGCCATGATTCTTGTAGAATCCCGTCACGAAGATTTACACAAGTCTGACGATAGTTAGCACGCGCGGCTAATCTAACAGCATAGTGTAGGCCTGCATTATCTCCGTGGAACTTACCAATATCAACTTCGGTAAGGTTACAGAAAGACTTATTTCCTAGTAGAATTTCTACGCAAGGATTACACCCCTTAAACCATGGAGCACGACGACGTGCTTCTACCGCATTAATAAACCCAGGCTCTGAACCACCCGCTTCCTGCATTAGCTGAAAAATATGAGCTAGTTCGTCGTATGTTGGCTTATCATTAAAGACTAGGCTGTTATTCGACTGTGTACGATGTTCGCGGTCATATAGCCAGAAGTCCTTCTTAGCTACAGCGAACTCTTCCCACTCTGGCTGGCCGTACTCGAATAGAGCGATTTCTGCTGAACGACGAGAGGATAAGATAGTACCGAGCCAGTTGACAATGTCTAGAATATCCATGCGAGTTAGCAGCGCATCTGCACGACCATTTAGAATCTTAGCAATAGCTGTGTAAGCCTTAGCTATAGCACGATCACCACTGCTGATCCATCCGTACCCCTTAAGGCGTTCACCTGCTGGTCGGAGTTCTGAGAAATCGAGGACAAGAGTTCTGGCGGGATACTTACCTGCCATAAGCTTACCAACTGACTTAGCCCAAGCCTCTGCGCTGTCTCCGACCTTGATAGTCCAAGTTTTAGTATCTTCGTCCCAGAATTCTTCATTGTACTCCTTACCACCCTTTTCAGTTCGAGTGCTACGAACTACTTCGATGTTCTTAATTGGCTTGGAGAAGCCATTTAGAGTGCCGACTACTGGTCTAAATCCTACTCCACATCCTTGTAGGAGAAGCCATAGAACGTCTACTACGTCATAAACAGTTTCAACTTCTGTGAAGCTGCAATTAAACTGACTCGCTTCACGATGCTTTGATACTGCGGTTCCGCCAAGCCATAGTGTTCTGCCCGATACGGAGATCTTACGATCAAGCATCAGACGCTCAAGATCATATAACTCAGCATATTCTAGATCAGTAAGCTCTCTACCTCCTACTGCTCGGGTCCATAGCCATTCTTGGTGGTCGATAACACGAGCAACCGTCTGTTCCCAAGTTTCAAACTCGGTTCCTTCGTCATTTAGAGGACGGTTATATGTTCTTCGTGTAATAATTTGTGCGCGTGTACTTACCATATATCTCCTTACGCGTTAAATACTAGGCGACGCCCAATATCCTGTACGTTGGCGTGACCTATAGCTTCTTGACAGAAGCTGACTAGATCCATTAGTTCATAGTTAATTAAAATTTGGTCTTTGCTGTCGTTTACTGCTTGAATAAACTTTTGCTTACCGGCTAGTGGGATCGCGTCGTATATATCCATAGCCGAACCGTATTGCTCAATAAGAGCTGCGGCACGCTTAGGACCTACTCCAGGTACTCCCGGAATATTGTCGCCGGAATCGCCAGTCAGAACTTTATACGAAATATAGTGTTCTGGAGGAACCGGATAATCCCACGTATCCAATGTATGCTCCTTTCGAGTAACATAAGAGAACCGAGAAACATAAGGACCAACAAGTAGATCCCAGTCACGGTCAGAGCTGATAAGCCAAGCTTGATTATAGCCATAATCTTGTAGCCTAGAGCAGATGTATGCTGCAATATCATCGGCCTCTACTCCCTTATATCGAAAGAGCTTAATTGATTTCTGTTTGTCAAGAGCTTCTAGCACTCGCTCGTACTCGTCAAAGAACTTACGGGCTTGCTCTTTTTCTTCTTCAGTTTGCTTCTCTACTAGCTCTTTACGGTTGGCCTTATACTCAGGATAAATCTCCTTACGGTAATTCGAACCACCCCAGTCCGCAGCTGCAACAATAGTGCCAGCATCGTATGACTTAGCAAGCGAGTAAACTGTATTGAGATAATCGTCAACAAACTTGGTAGAACCAGAATGCTTCCAGCGGAATGCAAGGTTCATACAGTCAACGATCATCAAATTTTCGGGTTTTGCTGTGCCGGTAAAATCAGCCATTTAATATCTTCCCTTTCGATCCATTCGTCTAATAGCATAATATAGCATTTTAACCATGGAATGTCAATATACTTTTCCACGTTAACAGGTTTAACGTCGGTTGCGACGAATAGCTTTGAACGATTATACTTAAAAATAAGCAAAGGCTTCTGTGCGCCCGCTTGTTTTTGCAGTTTAGTCCACCACTGTACAAAATCGTTCGTTTTATTAGTTAAAATCTTATCATTAAATGGCGACTCTGCATAGTTTTTTACTTCTATGCAAAACACATTCTTAAACTTAGGAATATGTAAGTCGCCCTTAATGAGTCCGTTACCCGAACCAGGAGTCCTCTCAAAAGTATAAGGAGTCCTAGAATCTAGGAACTCCTTAACTTTATTCTCTCCTAGTGCTCCCTTAGCCCTAGGATTAACCACGATCAATCCAGCTTACGCCGTCCTTTTTCTTTATAACGAGCTTGTCAACCAAGGGGTGGGTCCAACTATGTGACACGAGGAAGGTGTTGAGTCCTTCTTCACGAAGTAAGACTTCCACCAATCGCTCTCTTCCGTAGTCATCGAGCACGGAGATAACTTCGTCGAGGAACAGCGCATTGATTGTATTTTTTGAAATACTTGACATGAGCTTTCTGATCGCAAGGAGTGTAGAGATATTAATACGTGCCATTTCCCCGCTTGACGGGGCATTAATACTGATTTCTTTACCTTCGTCGGTGACGATAACATTAAGCTTATCGCTGGAGATACTGAATTCAATAGTGAACCTACCATCTGATAACTCCGCAAGATACTCATTAGTGAAAACTTCCAAATCCTTAACAAGATTCTCTAGCTTATAAGCGATAAGACCGTTCGTACTAAAAGCTTTCTTTAGTACTTCTAGATTCTTGTATTTTTCGACTAGTACATCAAGCTGCTCTCTAGCTTCCTTTAGTTGGACTGAAAATTCCTCGTTTTGCTCTAAGTAAATGTCAATCTTACTATTGTGTTTGATTGCAGCATTATTCTCGGCAGTTAATCTTGCTATATCTGCATCTGCCTTGGCAATCTTGTTGCGAATCTCTTGTAAGTCATTCTCTAGGTCGCTAGCATCAAGAAAGCTATCTCCAAGAGTTAAGTCTAATTGACTTTCTAACTTCTCGTATTCTGCAATCTTAGACTTAATACTAGCTATTAGCTTATTCTCAGATTTGATCTGCTCAATAGCCTCATTAAGTGTGGCTATTCTACCCGCACACTGTGCTGATATAGCAGTGTTCTCTGCTAATAGATCATCATAGAAGTGCTTATCAATATCTTGTAGGCAAGTCGGACACTTATCCTCAAGCCCTTTTAGCTTCTTTAATACAGCATCAGCACTAGATTTGTTACTTTGTAAAGTTCCAATCTCATGCTGGTATTCATCATAAGACTGCTCTACAAGATTAGCTGATCTTAGCTCTTCAATATCTATGGCATCTAGCTTTTTACGTACTGAATTATTCCGTAAAATCTTCGCATTGATTTCTTCGATATTAGAAATTTTTGAGGAAAGATCTCCAATTTCCGACGAAAAATCAGGTCGAGCAGGTACGTCCAGTAATGGCATATGCTCAAGATTTAATGAAGAGTTTGCCGCCATCCACTTATTAATGGTAGCTATTTTACCTTCTAACGTACTAGTTTCCGTTCCTAGGTTCTTCGCTGCCTCTTTAAAGACCTCAAACAAACGCGTATACTCGCTTAGATCAAATAGATCTATCAGAAATTTTTTGCGAGCAGTGTCAGTAGCTGTCAAAAATGCGAGGGAAGAATTTGTCGATTGATATACCAACTGTTGGAAGGTTTTAAAATCAATACCAATAAGTTCTTCGATCTGCTTGAAGGTATTTGTAGCAGTGTGACTGCTTATGTCTTCGTCGTTTTTGAAAAGACGGACTTTAATGTTTGTACTTCGCTCTGTAGATACCAAATAGCTGTCGCTATCAACAGAGAACTTAAGCTTAACAGCGTAACTGCCGTCAAGAAGCCTGTTAGGAATGTCACTCTTCTTTACTCCCTTTGAGTTCTTATTATATAGAACTTCTTCCATAATTAAAGGAATAGAGGATTTCCCGTACCCGTTAGGGGCGATAATTTGAGTTAGAGGCTCAGAGCTAAGATCAATGAAGTTGCTTTTGCCAAAGCTAAAACAATTATCCCACTCTATTGATTGAAGTACTACCGTACTCATTAAATACCTCCATGATATTTTCTATATCCTTCTCTGGCAGCTCCTGAATATAACGTAAATATTCTGTTAGCTCTTCAGACAGACTCATCTTTTTATCTAGTACTAAAGCAGTATCGCTACTACGCTTTACAAGTTTCTTGTCTAAAAGATCGCTGTTTTCGATCTTACTAAGATCCTTGATACTACCTTCCAGCTCATAGATAGTGTGGTGAAAGTCAGTAGGAACCATTTCAGATGGATCTGATACTGTCTTACGAATAAGTTGAGGAAGATCAAAAGCCTTCCACTCCCAAGACCAATCGTCATTTACAATAATATAGCCAGTGTCTACTTCGTTCCTGTGGAATGAAGTAGTCATTGGACTACCTGGATATACGATGTTAGCCTGCGTGTTAGAATGTGAGTGTAAGTCTCCAGCAAATACTACAGGAAACTTAGATAACCACTCTAATGGGATCTCTGGTTTCACATGAGGAGGTATCTCTCCGCGAACATGCGTAAACACAGGCAGTGCTTCTAGACTATCCCACGTCTCTTTTTTCTTTATAAACTCATAAGGCACGACGTAGAATCCATAGTCGTCCTCGTGAATACAATCAACCACAATCTCTATATTAGGATTAAGTCTTTCTGAAACTCCTTTAAGTTCCGTGAAGAAGCTTTTACCTTTCTTAGTTGCTTCGTGGTTGCCTGTAGAGATAATAGTTCTTTTTCGCCTCTCAGAGATAAACTGAAAATACAGAGTAAGCTCTTCCAGTGTCGGCATCCTGTCAAATATATCTCCAGGAATAACTACTACATCTACGTCTTGTTCGGCTAAGGCGACTTGATCAAAAAACATCTCATATCGCTTCATAGCCCATTCCTTGGGCACATTCTTTTGCCCTAGTTTAATATGAATATCAGCTAATACTAAAAATTTCATACGACTCCGATAATTAAGCCCAGCTAACCGGAATTAGCTGGGCTTATATTTTTTACTGAACGTTTAGTTCTTCTTCGACTGTCTCGTCGATGGTGTCTTCCTCACCCTTCATGAGCTTTTCTAGCAATTCCTTCTGCTGAGCAGGAGTTGCTCGTGGAAGAAGCTCTTCGATAGTCTTAGAAGATTCGATGGCTTCACGCTCTGCTTCTGAAAGCGGACCCTTTGAGTTCAGGCACTTAACAGTCTGTAGAGTGTACTCTACGTTAATTGGTAGAGGTCCAGTCTTCTTCTTCTGGAACTTTAGAAGCCAGCCGGTTTCTGGATCAGTAGGATCGCCTAGATCCGCAACGTTAGCCATAATCTGATCAAATAGCTTCTTCTTGAAGTTAAAGATCATAGGCTTGTTATTTGAGTCTAGGCACATCATTGAGTAGGACCAACCGCACTTAAGATCAGGGTAGAATTCCTTGACCCAATCCTTTTCGCCCTTATCGAAGGACTCGGTCTCGCGGTTAAATTCGAGACACTCGAAAGGAAGGTTCTTTCCGTTTGTACCCTTAATCCAGTATACATAACGAGGTAGAATATTACCGAATAGACGTACTGAGTTGTCTCCGTCTACGATCTTATATGATTCTGCCTTGTCCTTCTTTGCTGAACCCTTAACTGAACCAAAACTTAAACCTGCCATTTTTATTTCTCCTTGTAGTCTTCATACAGAAAGTGAATTTGCTTATTTTCTATATGAAGTAGTCTGTTGTTGTTTAAAGCGTCTTGTCTCACAGGACTATGAGATAAGTCTAAAGTTACTTTACCAGTTACTTTGTATTCTCCTAGATTTCGGAAACTGGCAAGACCGATATAGTCTGCTATCTCCTTATCTCTCCACTTATGCCTATATCTTAGCAAAGCTTCCGGATTAACTAAGAAACTGTGTCCTGAAAAGTCCATATAATAGTATCTATAAATGGGATCGTATCTACTGTAAGGCATCTGCCTCTGTAGTATTGCCTGAAGTATGGTGATTACTCGTTTAGAGCTGGTTCCTGCTTCTTTGCAGATCTTCTTCCAATCATAGAATAGCATATTATCAAAATTTTAGATAAAAGTCAAGAACTATTT